TAATTGAAGCTCTCTAATTCTATTTTCAAGACTATTTAGCTTGTTATCTTTTGCCTTCAGCTCATCTTCATTGCTTTTTTGCTCAAAATTTTGTTTTTTATCAATAAACATATCGCCCTTGCCTGATAGCAACCAAAGAATGTTATATTTTTCAGAATATTCTGAATTAACAAACTTTAAAAAGAAATCATAACTGGGAAGCGATTTATTGTTTAATATATCATAAATAGTTTGGGAACGCTCATATCCCAATTTTTGCGCAAAAATATTTCTATTAACTTTCTCACAATCAATGATTTGTAAAATTCTTTCAGAAATATCTGTATTTTTTTCAATATTTTCTTGCATATTCAGAAAATTCTGTATTACTTTGTGAAAAATTACATATTGTAAAACTTTACAAATATAATTAAAAATGGAAAAAGAACTTAAAAAAACACGAATAATTACAGAACACGGCGAAATAAAACGCATAGCCAAAATTTTTGGACTTTGCCAATTGACAGTTCGCAAGGCTTTAAGAGGCGATTCGAGTGTAAGAGAATATTCTAAGATTAGAAAATTTGCAATCGACAGAGGAGCAACAGAAGTTCGGGTAATTAATAATTAATAGAGATTTATAAACTAAAAGTGAGGGTAGAATACTATAATAATATAATGTGTATAGAAGCAAGTTGGCTTGTTGAAAATGGTATTGTAACAAAATGGCAATACGAAAAACTTTCATCACGCAAGCAAATAAATGTGGTTAGGCGTGGCTGTAGAAATACGCCAGCTTTAGTTGAGTTCGATAGCATTCCTCGCAGATTTCGCGAGCTTATTATTAATAAGTATGGCAACCCAAACGAAGTGAGTGCCGTATCGCATTTTGAAAAGCACATAAAAGCTGACGAAAGGGCATTAGAATATTTTAGCAATTATCAATTAGAAAATGGCGATACTCTGCCTCTCGAAAAACAATTAGAATACTATAATAATGCAATAATCCTTAACACAATACATGAGATTTTAAACAACCGCAAAGCTTTGCGTAGAGCTTTAGGCGGACAAACTACTGGCTTATGGGCTTCTGTGGCGAATACGGTATTGCAATTAAATACCTCCACTTACCCTCACACATTACCTCAAAATATTCGTCGCATGCAAGAGAAATACAAAACCTACGTTCAAGAGGGGTATCAGTCGCTCATCCATAAGTCATTTGGAAACTCATTTGCACGAGTTGTTAACGCCAAATTAGAGCGGCTGATACTTTCTATTTATTGCATGAGCAACAAGCCATATAGCAAATGGGTACACGAAGATTATTTGCAGTTCATTGCTGGTGTGCTTGACATTGTTGATATGGAAACTGGCGAACTCTTTGACAGACAGGACTATTTTGATACAAAAAAAGGAAACTATATAATGATTTCAGAATCCACCTGCAGGAATATCATCAACAATCCTAAGAACCGTGCAATAGTAGATGCAGTTCGCATGGGCAGACATAGATATTCTGGAAACATCCGCCCTCACTTCAATCGTCATTCGGCAAAATACTCCTTGAGCAAAATTTCATTAGATGATAGAGATTTGCCTCGCAAGCTACATGACGGCAATCGTGTTAAGGCGTATTATGCTTATGATGTTGCTTCTGGAATCTTGCTCGGAGCCTCTTACTCTTTAAGTAAAAACACCGACCTGTTTATTAATTGTGTGCGCGATATGTTTCGCAACATCAATAAAGGTGGTTGGGGAATGCCTGCAGAAGTTGAAGTTGAACATCATATTGTTGGGCAGTTTAAAGACGACTTAATGAAAGCTGGTGTAGTTTTCCCATTTGTACGCTTCTGCGCACCTGGTAATTCTCAAGAAAAACATGCAGAGCATTTTAACCGTCAAAAGAAATATGGTTACGAAAAACGTTATCAAGACGGCATTGGCAGGTTCTACTTAAAGTCAGAAGCTAATCAAACAGGTGGCGAAAGAATTTACGATGAAAAATCAAATAAATATGTAATTCGTGAACGCACATACTCTTTTGAAGAATTAGTTGCAGACGATAAAACTACAATTGAAGCCTATAACAACGGATTGCATCGCGACCAAAAAACCTATCCAGGAAAGACAAGAATGCAGGTTTTCTTAGAGAATATCAATCCAAATTTGGCGGAAATCAATCCTGCTGTATTGGCTCGCTATATTGGCGAAAGCAGAAACACCTCTATTGTGCGTAATATGTATTGCACAGTCAATTATCGCAAATACATGTTGCCAACGCCCGATATTTTAGAAAAGCTATTGCCTAACAACTATGAAGTTGTTGCTTACTTCTTGCCCGATACAGATGAGATTTACATCTATCAAAACGACAAATATTTATGCGAATGCAAGGTAATGCAAACATTTACCACATCGCAGGCAGAAACCACCGATGCAGATGTTGAAGCTCGCAAAATTCAGGCTAAATATATAAACCAGTTTGATATGCTTGTAAAACAAGGAAAGTCGGAGCTTGCTAAGGTAAAACATATATCTATTCCTGTCAATTTAGAAGATATAGAAGCACAGGAAGTCGAAACCAAAGAACACGATAAAAACGAATATGATTACGAACTAATGACTGATATGGACTATTGGTCAGAATTGGCTTTAAAGAATTTATAATAATTAATAATAACTAAAAAAACACACATTATGGTAAACACAGAATTTAAAGAAGCAATTAGAGAAGGACTTCACGAAAGATTGAACAACTTTTCGAGTGCCAACAAAATGGCAGTTAGCTTAGGACTTAGTCCTGCACAATTAAGTCGTTTTTTAAACGGAGAATTGGACAATGTGATTAGCGATGCTAATCTTATAAGCATTGCACGAAAGTTAGATATACAGTTTGGTAAAAAAATGGTTTGGAAAACCGCAGTAACGCCTGTATATGCGTACATAACTGCACAGCTTAATGCTTGTCGAGAAAATTCTCTTAGTGGCTTATTGTGCGACATTGCCGATATAGGAAAAACACATGCAGCAAAATGTTATGTAAAAGAAAATAAGCACAGCATCTATATAGATTGCTCGCAGGTTAAAACGAAACAAAAACTAATACGCCAAATAGCAAAAGAATTAGGCTTGGGATATAACGGCAAATATGCCGATGTTTATGGGGATTTGGTGTTTTACCTCAAAACAATTCCCAAGCCTTTAATTATTTTAGATGAAGCTGGCGACTTGGATTATCCTGCCTTTTTGGAACTGAAAGCACTATGGAACGCAACAGAGGGTAATTGTGGCTGGTTTATGATGGGTGCTGACGGACTTAAAACCAAGATTGAAGCCAATTTAGGTCGTAAAAAAGTGGGTTATGCGGAGATATTTTCTCGCTTTGGCTCTACTTATCAAAAAATTACACCTGACGGCAAAGAGGCATTAGAGGAATTTACACACACTCAAATTGCTTTAATAACAAAAGTTAATAACAGCGAAGCTGATTTGCGAAAAATTGTGGCAGGTTCTGGTGGTTCGTTAAGGCGTGTTAAAATAGAGTTGCAAAAGGGTTTAAATTAGAGTTATGAAGTTAAAAAGAGCTTTGACCGTGAAGAATGTTATAGACAAAAAATATAAACTATTGCCATTTGAAGCAGAATGGTGTGATGCTTTTTCGCAACCCGAAGCTCGTGGAACTTGGCTGATTTGGGGCAATTCAGGCAACGGCAAGACAAACTTTGTTTTACAGCTTATTGCCGAGTTGGTGAAATATGAAAAAGTATTACTCAACTCTCGCGAGGAGGGCACTTCCTACAGCTTGCAACAAGGTTTGTTAAAAAGTGGAATTTCAGAGTTTGAAAACAACCTGTTAATCGTGAACGAGGATGCCCATCAGCTTCAAGCTCGACTACAAAAACGTAACTCGCCCGAAATAGTGGTAATTGATAGTTTTCAGTATATGCAAATGAATTACAGGGATTACTTGCAATTTTCTGAAGCTTTGGATAGCAAGTTAAAGATTTTCATCTCTCATGCTGACGGCAAATTCCCTGCAGGGCGTTCAGCCAAAAGCGTAATGTATGATGCTGATTTAAAAATCTATGTTGAAGGATATAAAGCATTCAGCAAGGGCAGATACATAGGAACTACAGGTCAATATACCATTTGGAAAGAAGGTGCAGAAGCGTATTGGGGTGAAATAAATGATAATTAATAACTAAAAATAAAAATTATGAAAAAAACACAAACCAACAACATTAGTTTACGCTCTATCGGTCAGAACCGTAGAATGTACTTCCTGTTTAATCATCTTGGAATAAAAGATGATATAAAACAAGACTTGGCTTTAGAGTATAGCAATAATCGCACAGACAAAACAAGCGAACTGTATTATATCGAGGCTCAGGAGCTTATTAATAGCTTGGAAAAATTATTACGCAAAGAACGCAAACAGCAATTTGGCAACAATATGGACAAAAAACGCAAAGGCGTAATCAAAGCAATCTTTGCATGGTACGAAGCTCAAGGCAGAAAGGTAAGCATGGAGTATGTAAAAGCAACAGCTTGCAGAGCTGCAAACGAAGAACACTTTAATAAAATAAGTGGTGCAGCACTAACACGTATTTATGCAGAGTTTTGCAGGAAGCAATCTGCACAAAAGACCATGAAAGAATTGTGTATAGATGTGAGTAAAAATTAATTTAATAATAACTAAAAACACGTAAAAATGGAAACTATTACTTTTAATCCTGGTAAAAACACACTAACAGTATGTGTTAACGACAAGCCACGTTTTGGTTGCATTGGTAAGTTTTCAGAAACAATGTATCGCAAAACCTTAAACAAAAGATTACAGTTGATAGAGCTAAACATAGAAGAAATAGACAAGTGGTGCGAAGACAAACGCAACATCAACAATCACGAAGCACAGGTAGAAATGCGTAAAAAACGCAACCAACTAATGATCAAAATGAGAACCATTAAAAGAGAACTTGGTGTTAAAAAGTTTGCGAATGACGGAATTAGAGAAGTTAGTATTTGTGGTTTGCAAATAATTGAAAGTTAAAACCTAAAGCCATGACAGAGTTAGAATTAAGAAATTTTATTAAAGACAACAAAGTTGAGTGGTCTTTTATAGACGTGGGCGATGGTTGTGTTATAGACGTAATAATGTTTATAGAATTTAACCTGCTACCTGCGTTCCTGCATTTAATATCAAACTATTTAAACACATGTGAGTATGTTGATGAATGTTGTTTACGAACAAACTGTATTGCTGTAAACGTGGGTGAGGTTTGCGAATTTTACGACATTGAAATAGAGCGTGTGTTTACTGAAGACTTAAATTTTACAAATAATTAATAACTTAAAAACAATAAAATTATGAGTACACAAACAGAAAAAATCGAAATGACTGCCGAAGAGCGCGCAGAGTTTGAAGCTTGGAGACAAGCACGGGAAGCTAAAAAAGCCGAAGAAAGACAACGCGAACAACGCGAATTGTACAAAAAAATGGTTGACCAAAACATCAACGAGGTGTATGATGATTTGTTAAGAGCTTCTGCAGAATTATATTCAGCAAAAAAGAAAGTTTATGATACTTTTGAGGCTGCAATAGAGTTAAAATCTGAGTTATTTAATGTGAAAGACGAACAAAGAACTCACACTTTCACAAATAGTGAAGGAACTCACAGAATAACACTTGGTAATTACACTAATGACGGTTATCGCGATACTGTTAATGAAGGCATTGCAATAGTAAAAGAAGTTGCAGAGTCTCTTATTAAAGACGAAAAAACAAAAGCATTGGTTAATGCTATAATGCGTTTGTTGTCGAAAGACCAAAAAGGCAATTTAAAGCCAAGTAGAGTAATTCAGCTAAGGCGATTAGCAGAAGATTTAAACAATAGGCGACTAATGGAAGGCATACGCATAATTGAAGAGGCTTATCAGCCAACCGTATCTAAAACTTTTGTTCGAGCCGAGCATAAGAATAAAGAAAACGAATGGGTGTCTGTCGCATTAGGCATGACAGAGGTTGATTATAAAGTTGAGAAAGCAGAAGAATGTGATGAATAGTCTTGCACAGTTAAAAAAAGTAGGCACAAAAATTCCTTACAGGGAACGTAAAGCTGTATATATTGCAGGTAGAGTTGGCGACCTTACTGATGACGCTTATTATCTTGAATGCAAGGCAAAGTTTGGTCGCCGTGAGCGAGAATTACTGAAGCTTGGTTATCGCGTGTATAATCCTATGACTTTAGTTAAGCGCGATACTGATTGGCACACTGCAATGAGAATTTGCGTAAGAGCTTTAACTTATTGTGATTATATTTCACCATTGCCAGATGCAAGTGAATCGCCTGGTGCAAGAATAGAATTAGGTCTAGCAGAGACCTTTAACATGAAAAAAATATTTCCAAGTAAAATGAATAGTAGGCATGAGAAAAAATAATAAAATAATGACGTTTTGTGTGCAAGCATTGGTAGCACCTTTTGTTGTAGTGGGCTTTCTTATGAGGCTAATAAGCCTTGTCTTGTTACTGTTAAGTGCTTTGTTTCTTCAAGATTATGGTCGCATAAAACGAAAAGCTAACGAGATTAAAGTATAAAAAGTTATGGCATACAATCGAGAGAATTATTTAAAAAGAATTATAGAAATTCAGGAAATAGTGCTTGAGCATCAACAGCGAGGCGTTACGCAAAAGTGGGTGTATGAAAACGTTATAAAAGAGCGTTTTTTCATATCTTACTCAACTTTTAACGCATATTTAAGCGTTCCTGCAAAGGCACAATTAAAAGCATTGTATGCCCAAAGAGAGAAAGACAAAGAATTAGAAAAACAACAATTAAAATTATTTTAGCATGAAACCAGAAGAATTTCAAGACTGTTTAAAAAATCTTGAAAAGGAATTTAAAGAGCTTTACACAAAAGTTGCACCGCGAGCTGCAGGCAGGGTGGCTGTAAGATTGTTTAAAGAAAACTTTAGAGACCAGGGCTTTTTTGGTAAAAGATGGAAAGAAGTGCAACGCCGTAGAGGAGTAAAAGGCAGGTCTGGTAAAGCTGGCAGTAGGCGTAAAATTTTAACGGGGGCAACTGGTGATTTACGCAGGAGTATAAGATACACTATTGACGAACGAGGAATAGCTACTATCTTTACAGACGCATCTCGATTTGCTCACTCTAAAAAGCCTTATGGTAAGGTTCATAATGAGGGTTTGCGAGCTGGACGTGGACGTGGGTTTATTATGCCAAAACGTCAATTTATTGGCGACCATGAAGTTTTGCGTAAAGCCGTTGCCGAAGAAATTGTTAAAAAAATAAAAGAAATAGAAATAAAACAAACAAAATAGACATGAGAAAACAATTGTATTTAGATATTAAGGAAAAGTTATCGCAAATAGTTAATGATGATGATGCTCCTTTGTTCAAGCACTTTGATTTATGGAACCGACAAATTGAGTTCATAGAAAAC